AAGAAACCATCAAAGAAAGTAAAGCACGCAATTTTAATATTATTATATGAAAGAAAAAAAGTGGATAAAACAAATGGTAAAGAAGTTAAAAAAGTTTTATAATAAAAGAACATTAAGAAGACAAGTAAAGATTTATCATAAATCAGATGGACAATAAAAAAGACGTACCGATCAATACCGAAGTTATCCGAGATGATAAAGGACTGTTCGTTAAGGGTACAGCCCCAGGTCCAGGACCATCAAAACAAACCCAAGAAGATAAAGATAGAAAAGAAGTTAGAAGAATAGCAGTAGAGAAATATGTTCATGAACTAACTGAATCATTAAAAGATATAAGCCCAGTATTAAAAGTAAAAGCATTATCAGGAGACATGGTAGCTATTAAAGAAATAAACGATAGAGCAATGGGAAAAGCTCCTCAATCAACTACATTATCAGGAGATCCAGAAAACCCATTAGTAACAACAGGAATTACTGACGAAGAGGTTAAGAAAATGATTGAAACATATGGACAGGGAAAAAATAGCGAGAGCAATAGCTAGCAAATCAATTCAGGCTTTTTCAGAGTTATTGTTTAAGAATCATTTAAGCCTAGACACACCAAATTTCCATAAAGATATATACAAAGTTTACGAAGATGAGAATATAAAGAGAATAGGAATAGGAGCACCACGAGGACACGCTAAAACAACTATCACAGATTTAAACTTCCTCAGTTGGGTAATCGTTCACAAGAAAGCAAAGTTCGTTCTATTAATATCAGACACTTATTCGCAATCAGTTCTATTTCTTGAAGCTCTAAAAGCAGAGTTTGAAGCTAACGAAAGACTAAGAGGATTATATGGAGATATGACTTCAAAGAATTGGAGTGAAGGCGAGATAGTAGTGAATGGCATAATGGTTAAGGCAGTTGGAGCTTCAATGAAAGTTCGAGGCTTAAAATATAGAGAGTCAAGACCAGACCTAATAATAGTTGATGACCTAGAGAATGATGAATTAGTTGAAAGTAAAGAACGAAGAGATAAACTAGAGAGATGGTTCAATGGAGCATTAGTTCCCTCAATGGATAAGAACGGAAGATTGGTAATGATAGGAACAATCCTTCATTATGACTCATTACTTTGCAAGGTATTAAACCCAGAGACTTACACAGAGTTTTATAAGAAGACCTACAAAGCAATCTATGAGAACAGAGTATTATGGAAAGAACATCTAAGCAGAACAGAACTGGAAACCATAAAGGCAGACTACATCGCAAAGGGTCAAGGGTATCTGTTTTATCAAGAGTACCAGAACGACCCAATATCAGATGAGAATAGAAAGTTTAAGATTGAGAAGTTTAAATATTTCACAGAGAAAGAGATTGACAAAAAAGAGTTAAGCACCTTTGTCACTTACGACAGAGCTTACAGCTTAGCTAAGACAGCCGACTTCACTGGTAAGACAGTGATTAGTGTAGACACAGAAAACAACTGGTATGTAAGACAAGCAATCCGACTGAAAGCAACAGAAGCAGACTTAATAGCAGACATGTTTGATACCAAGAAGCACTTTAGCCCACAAGTAATAGGAGTAGAGCAAAAGGCTTATGAATACACTATCAAGGTTGCACTGGAAGATGAGATGCGTAAAAGAGGGATATTCTTCTCCATAGAGGAGTTGAAGGACGGAGGAACAGCCAAGACCAAAAGAATAGAAGGTTTAGTTCCAAGGTTCGAGAGTGGAAGCATCTACTTCAAGAGAGACCAGACCGATTTGATTGATGAAATGATAACCTTCCCAAAAGGAATCCACGATGACTTAGTGGATGCACTGGCTCACCAGCTAGGAATAGCTGACAAGCCTCAAGGAGATATAAGTAACCAACTCCCGAAGGAGGAGTTAATATGGTAAACAACATGGCAAAGCAAATTGACGACATAAAGTTATTAGCTGAACTCAACTCTCATCATGACGAGGCTGAGAAGTCTCTTGAGGGGATAAGAGATGCAGAGTTTAGTTGGGACGATAGAGAGAATATGTTAGTTGGAATCCTAACCGACACAGGATCAAAGAAAACTAACAGCAAGGTAAACACTCAAGACCTTGTGAATTTAGTATTTGATGGAGCTTCAAGAGTAATGGCTCAATTCCCTACTGGAACAATCCAAGCTCTTACAAACGAAGACAAAGGCAAGAACGCTATGATGAATATAGTTCACGAGCGTTATATCATACCGAATGCAGATGCTCAGTATGATTTTTTGACTAAGTTAAGAATGTGGGACATCTATTCAAGAGTGTTTGGTTCTATGCCAGCGTTGGTAGATTATAGAGTAGAAGATGACTATGTTGGACCAGACATGTGGTTAATTCACCCTAGAGCTTTCTTCCCACAGTCAGGAGCAATCAACGTTAACGAGATGGCTTACTGCCAAGTCTCAACATGGGTTGATGTAGAATATCTTAAAGGAAGAGATAAGAAGATTTGGAAGAATTTACCTAAACTTATTAAGAATGTTGAAGAAGGAGCTAAAAGCAAGCAACAACAAGATACTAAGTATCAACCAGTCAATGAGAGATTAAACACCAGCCTAACTCAAGAGACAGGACAGTTTGCTCAATGCGAACTAATGACTGAATACCGAAAGGATAGATGGATAACTTACTCAAAGGAGTTTAATTTAATAGTAAGAGACATCCCTAACCCTCAACACAGCAGTGAACTTCCAATAGTGATGAAGCATTGCTTCCCATTGATTGACAGGTTGTATGGGCTAGCAGAGTTTGAGAGAGGTCACACACTTCAAAAGGCAGCTAATTCTTTGGTGAATCTATATATGTCGGGAGTTGAGATGAGTATCTTCCCTCCATTATTATTAGACCAGAACGGGATAGTAGCCTCAAGTATTGAATACAAAGCCAAGGCTAAGTGGTTGATGACCAAAGCAAATGCAATCTCACAGCTTCAGTTATCACCTCAAGGAATGAATACCTTTAATAGCACCTACTCTTTCTTAAAGAGCCAGATGCTTAATCTAGGAGCTACAACAGACACCTCAATATCAAAAGATGTTGACCCTGGTAAAGGAAAGACACCTGAAGCTTTAAAGCAACAGAACGCCAGAGAGGGAGCAAGGGATAACTGGGATAGATTTATGATGGAGCAGGCACTAGAGAAAGTTAATCAGAAGTTTATTGACTTATTGACCACCAAACAAGAGAAGCCTATTGACGTAACTCTATTCAAATCAGACATAGAGAAGCTATCAAAAGCTTTCCCTGATGAAGAGATAGCAACAGTGTTTAGTTCTGGAGATGCTGGACAGTTAAAAGTGACAGCTGACCAATGGAAAGAAATTGATGGATTAGATAAGGATGGCAAGGAGATAATAAAGACAATCAAGTTTAAATATACAATAGACTCAGGCTCAACAATGAAGTCCGATGACGAAGCAGAACACCAAGCTCTAACCGACCAGATGTTACTTATTATGAAGTTCCCTGGAGCTATGGAGCAGATAGGACAGAGTGGAAAGTTTATTATTGGTGATAAGACCTACAACTTCGCTGAATCAATGAAGAGATATATCCTAAGTTCTGGAATCCAAGATGGTGAAAAGATTATATCAGATAATGAAGAAGGCGAAGAGGAAGAACCTAACACTCAGCAACAAGTCCAACAGTTAGCTCAACAGGTAGAACAGTTGACCCAAGGATTGACTCAGATAGCCGAGGAGATGGCTAAGAAGCCAGAGGAGAAGAAGATTGAGGACTCAATCAATTACAAAGACTCTACTCCATATATCAAGGCACAATTAGAAGCTAAGGCTGGACTACAACCAGACCCAATTCATGAGACCGAACACATGGGAAAACACGTTGACGAAGTATCAAAGGCACATTCAATTCTTAATCCTCAGGAAGAGGAACAACAAATAAATGGAGAATAGCATACCAGTAAAAAAACTGACGTTTAAAGAAGTTAAAAAGGAATTAACCCCTACTCTTGAGACACACAAGAAAGATGATAAGATATTAAAAGAACTCCAAGAGTGGAAAGGCTGGGATATATTAAAAGCAAAGATTGAGATTCGAATAAAAGCAATAGAGGAAGGCACTAAAGGAAACATTGAAGATATTGAAGATGTAGAGCTATACGGGTTTAAGTGTCTAGCAAGAGATATAATAGTTGAACAACTACAAGAAGTTATCAATGATGTAGAGAAGCCAGCTAAATATCTAAGAGAAACAAATGGAGACACTAAATGAAATAGAGGAGGAAGAAGAGCTGAAAGAGGTTGAGAACCTTCATCAAATGTCCGAACCAGCTACTAGCAAAGAGCATGTATGGCGACAGGAAGGACCAATGTTAGTGTGTAGAAAGTGTGATGCTCCTCATAGCTTTTGGATAGGAACACACAGAAGAATGACTGGACTGGATAAGAAAGGAAACCCAACAATAGAGAAGATATAGGTGGCTTACCCACCATTAAGCGGTATGTAACTATTAAGCATATAACAATGCTAGACAACAGAGAAGGCGTAAAAGAGCCTGAAGAGGTAGTGGAATCGCCAACCATTGAAACTCCTGAGGAGGAAACTCCTGAGGAGGAAACTCCTGAAATCGTTGAAGAGCCAGCGGAAGAGCCTACTGAGGAGACAGTTGAAACTCCAGAGGAAGCTAAGGAAGCTGAAGCACCTAAACCATCTCGAGCTGAGAACCGAATCAGAGACCTAGTAGCAGACAAGAAACGACTAGAATCTGAAATGGAAGACTTCAAAGCGAAGAAATCCGAAGAGTTTGAAAGTGGAGAGATGACGTATGATGACCTCAACAAGGTTGTTAACGAGCGGGCATTAGAAGCAGCCCGACTATTAGTAGATAGTAGAGAAGTTGGAAGAGAAGTAAAAAGTCAATCTCAAGAATGGGCAAAAGACTTTGACCAAGTTAAGAGTGAAAACCCTCAACTAGACCCAAAGTCCCCAGAGTATGACTCAAACTTAGATTCAACGCTTGCAAAACTTTTAGATGATGGAAGCGGTAGCCCACGCCTAGACATTAAGGTTTCTGAAATTATGGAAACTTTGAGAGGCAGGGAAACTAAAACCACCACTGAAGCAAAAGAGGCTGGGAAATCGGAAGCATCTGCAAACCTTGTTCAACAAGTGCAAGAGGGTGCGATAACTCCTTCAGCCCAAAAGACTGCGAGTCCTAGTAAATATTCTGATGCTGAAATAAGCAAGATTATGAACGAAGACCCAAAGCTTTACACAGAGTTAATTCAAACTAATAAAATCTAGTTTCAGGGCAACAATAAAATGGCAACAATAGGAACAAATTATGGGGAAGCATTTGGACGAAATTCCCTAAAGCGTTACTTCGCTGCTTCTATTTCTTCAAAGATTACGAACAAGAAATGGGAAGGTGAACTTAAAGCTGGTGGAGGACGATACCAAGTGAATATCCTTACTTATGGATTGAACGAATGGGAAAGTTATACTGGAGAAGACATTACTTTCAATGATGTTTCAGAAGTAGAAGGAACTCTTCCTTTAGACAACCAGAAGTATAACGCATTTAAGATTTTAGATTGGAACAGATTTAAAACTTATGCAACAGACGCAGACTCAACAGAAATCAGCAACGCTGCTGAACTTTTGAAAGAGACAGTAGACGCATTTAACCTTGCTTTCTACGCAGACGCACACAGACGAGTTGGAACAGATTATTCAACAGGAACTGTCACTATTGACGTTTCTGGTAATGTAACTGGAAGTGGAACAACTTTCACTTCACCAATGGCAGGTTGTCCTATCTTGGCGGTTGGACACACCAAATATTACCGAGTTAAGACTTATACCAATGCTACTTCAATCGTTATCGAGAATGATAGTGATGACACAGCTTCTAGCTATGATGGTGGAGTTGTAACAACTGTCGCTTATAACATTGAAGGTTATGCTAAATTCCAAGTGACTGCTACTGGAGCAACATCTGGAATCGACAACGTAATATTAGAGGCTAAAGAAGCTTTAGACTTCGAGAAAATGCCTAAGAAAGATCGTTTCTTGGTTATCTCTTCACAAATCGAATCTATCTTACTTCAAAGCAAAAACCTTACTCCTTACACCCCTTCAGCTTTTGAAGATGTAGTGAAGTTAGGAATTATCGGAATGTATAGAGGATTTATGATTATTTCCAGCGAACAAGTTTCTGGTTCTAATGCACTAGGTTATCGTTGTTTGGCAGGACATCCTTCTGCTATTACTCATGCCTTTATCCAAGTTTCATCTAAAACCACAGTGGACTTAGAGAACAACTTTGGAAAAGGATATAAACAATTGGTCGCCTACGGTTCAAAGGTTCTTGACGAAAGAAGAAAAGGACTAGTAGATGTATGGATTTACGTTTAGTCTTTTTATATTGATGTGCTGGGCTCACTTGAGCCTAGCCACTAATATTTAATTATCAGGGTATGCGAATATTATCATTAGCTTCCAAGAAGACTGGTTGTTGGAAAGTTAGAAACAAACTTCCATTAGACCAACTTGAAGCTAGACACCAAGTAAGCTACGCTAGCCAGAAGACCCCACAGAAGCTCTCAGGGTGGGATATAGTGATTTTTAGCAACATAATGGGAGGAACAGTCATAGTGAACAATGGGAAGGAGAGAGAAGTCCCTATGGAGACTATGGTGAAAGATTATCGAGCATTAGGAGCAAGGATAGTTTATGATACAGATGATGCCCAAGAGATACACCCATATAAAAACGATAAAGAAACTGAGGACAGAAAGAAAGCATCAAAGCTGATAGAGGAGAATCTTCACAATTACTTTTACCTTTTGAAAGAAGCTGACCTGATTACTTGCACGACAGAGAAGCTCAAGAAACATCTAAGCCAGTTTACAGATAAGCCGATTAGGGTATTACCAAACTCAATCAACCCAGAAGATTTCATTGAGAGCGGGAAGAGTGATAAAGTGAAAATAGTATATGCTGGTAGTGACTCTCATATAGTAGATGCTGAGTTAGTTACAGAACCTCTCTATAATTTACGGAAAAAATACGATTTATATATAGAAACCTTTGGATTTCAAATAGGATTTAGAGACTGGAAGTCCAAGAAGAAGGGAAACGTCTCAATAGATAAGTATTACGAAGCTCTATCTGGTATGAATGCAGACATAGGTGTTTGCCCATTATTAGAAAATGAGTTTAATTTGAATAAAAGTCCTTTGAAATTCCTAGAATACGCAACAGCTGGAATAATGGCTCTTGCCTCCAATAGACTTCCTTACAGCCTAGATATGAAGCCTGAGTGGCTTGTGGACGATGATAAATGGGAAGAGACACTGGATAAGTTCATAAATGACCCAGAATTAGTGAAGAAGACATTGAAAGACCAACAGGATTGGATTTTAGAGAACCGAGACATAAGAAAGACAGCTAAGTTATGGGAAGAAGCCTATACGGAGTTATTAGATGGAGGACTTACCGAAGATAAAGGACTTGTTTCAGTAATTATACCAGCCTATAACTATGCTCATTATTTAGTAGAGACTTTAATGAGTGTATTTACTCAGACTTATCAGAATGTAGAGATTATTGTGGTAGATGACGGCTCAGAAGACCATACTAGAGAATTATGTGAAGGAGTGATTGACCCAAGGTTTAAATATATACATCAAGAGAATAAAGGGCTGAGTGGAGCAAGAAACACAGGTTTAAAGGCTTCTAAAGGTGACTGGATACTTAATCTTGACGCAGATGACACAATCCCACCAAACTTCATAGAGGAGATGATGAAGAAGACCGAGAAAGGTGTAGGATTAATCAGTAGTCATTATAATGAGTTCGGAGATAGAGATAACATTGTTAGAATGCCTGATGTAGTAGATTTAAAAATGTTGTTAGAAGGAAATCAGTGTTGTTCTTGTTCGTTATTTTCTAAAGAAGCAGTCGATGAGGTTGGAGGATTTGATGAGTTGATGAAAGACGGATACGAAGATTGGGAGATGTGGATAAGAATATTAAGCAAGTTTAAGTTTAATAGAGCTGATGTAGCCTTTAATTATAGAATACATGGAGATTCAATGATTCACGGAACAATCCAAAAGCACGATAAGATAGTGAAGTATATTAAAAATAAGCATAGCAAATTGTATGAGAAAATGGATTGAAATTACAACTTATCTTCCTTGTCCGCAGAATTGTGCATATTGTCCACAAAAACTGTTAAATTCTCAGTATAAAGGTAAGCAGAAGCTTAGTTTGGTAGATTTTAAGAAGATTTTAAAGAATATCCCAGATGATGTTGAAATTCATTTTAGTGGATTCTCAGAGCCAGCCTTTCACCCTGACTTTGAAAGTATGGCGATATCAGCCAAAGAAACCCATATAGTTAATATATACAGTTCAGTAATAGAGGGGTTTGATGATATCTTCACAGTTCACAACGAAAAGAATTCAGTTCAGAATCCTATATCAAGAGCTGGTAACAACTGGGAGACTGAAACAAGACAAGGAGCTCAATGTGTAAGAAGTCCAAGCTTCGAGCAGAATGTAATGCTACCGAATGGAGATGTTTACTTGTGCTGTATGGATTATGGGCTCAAACATAAACTAGGAAATTTATTCAAGACTAATTTTAATAATTTAAATAGAACACACTCTTACAAACTTTGTGAGAAATGTGAATCCTTCATATGATTACCCTAGCAATAGAAATAGAAAGAAAAAAAAACACCCTAGAGGTGAAGTTTATTGGAGATGAAGGAGGTGTTGAGATACATTCAGAAGACTTTGGTAAAATAACACCAAAGACAAAAGTAATGCGAAGAGTAAAATCAATGACCCTAGACGGAAAGGTAATCTCATTCGCACTCAATTATATAAATGAGAATTTAGATAAACCTAAAGGCAAGAATAAGGTGTAGGGTTTCCACTAACATTATTTAAAGCAGAGCTATAGTTTCCGTATTCTAAGTCAAAAGCAGTAGTATTAATAATATTGTTTAGATCATCAATACATGCTGTATAATTATCTAAACTAGACTCTATTTCTAAATAACCTTCTTGAAAGCCATCTTCTGCACCGATTCCATAACCTAGATGATAACTAAAAAAAACTGCAACGATAACTATAACTGAATAAACAAATAGTTTCATATATTTAAGTTATTAATTAGTTCTCTACAGGCTTTATAGCCAGAACTTAACATTTTATATTTAATAAGTCAAGTAATAATTCAGGGACAACAAAACAATGGCAAATCAATGGGTACCAGTATCGAGTGCGAATGACTGGTTGAATCAAGCTAACAAACAATATGACGAACCATATGTTGCTGGTACTTCATCTACAGCACCAACATTAGGGAGCGGAGTTTCTGATTTAGGTTCAGGAACAGGGACAAAAACAACAAAAGAGGGGAAAGATGACACTAAAGACGCAGAAAGAGAAGAAAGAAAGAGATTAGACAAACTAAGGGACTCTATTGGAGACCAATTTGATGATATTCTTGGGAACTACTCAAGCCAAATTAAAGGGCTTCCAGGAGAGCAACAAAGTATCTTATCTGGTGTTGGAACTTTAGCAGACACTCAAAAGGGAACAATTAACAGTGCTTTAGCAACTGCTCTTCAACAACTAGAAGGAAACAGAGGAGAAGTTAAAACACAACAGAAAGCAACTCTTCAAGACCTTGCAGACAATACAAGAAACTTATTCCAAGCTGGAAACATTTATCTTGGTTCAAGAGGTGCAGGAGATTCAAGTGCTACTGGAATGTACAGTGCCGCACTTACAAACCAAGCTAATAAGCAAAGAGGAGACGTTCAAGGACAAGTCAACTCAATGATGACTGATATTAATAACCAACAAGTTGAAACAGAAGGTGTAAATACTCAGATGTTGAATGAAGTTGATACTTGGAAAGCTAACCAAGAGCAACAGATTGTAATGCAATACACCGACCTTAAACGACAGTTAGAAACTGCTATGGCTTCTGCTAAGGGTCAAGAGAAGGCAAACTTAGCTGACCTAGAGGCTCAACTCTATAACCAAGCTAGAACTCAATTAACGAATCTTCAAAATCAAGCCGCTACCGCTAAAGCAAGTTCTGTTTCAAACTATCAGAACACTGGTGGAGGATTAGGACAAGCTGGAGCAGATAGATTAAAGATGGTTTCACAAGAACCAGACGGAGGATATGTTATCAATAACCCAGCAACAGGAGAGGATATCAAGATTATGTCAGCTGGAAATGGAAATTACTCTGATGTTAACGGAAATATGTATGGTTTAAATGCAGAAGGAGACTTCTCACCAATACAGCAAGCAGTTCAAGGAGCAGGTTCATCATTAACACAATAGAGCATGAAGCTAGAAGACTTATATAGCAAACTTAAATCATTTGGTAAAGGAGCAGTTTCGGCGGCTGTTCCTTTGTATGGTGCTTATAACGCTTATAAGACTGTTACTAAACCTGAAACATTGAATAGAGTTAAAAAAGCAGTATTTGAGCCTTCCCCTGTAGCAACTTCTATTCACAACAAGATAAAAGCCTTCTCAAACAAACAACCTGAATTATATAACCCTCAGACAAATAATCCTTTCAAGCCAAGTGTTTCAAACATTGTTAGTCCATTATCGACTTTAAACAGAATGTCTAACACCAAATTTAACTTTGGCGAGACTAATAAGACAGCTGGAGGGAAACTAGCTGGAAGTTTTGGAGATTTATTTTTGAATATGCCTAGTAGAGGAAAAACCTTAATAAAAGAAGGATATGGAGAAGACTACTCATCCCCTGAAGGAAAACAAGACCTTTTGAAAAGATATGGAAGAGCCGCAGAATTTGGAGCTGATTTAGGAATGATGACTATTGGTGGAGGAATGGGTAAAGAAGCTATCGCTCAAGGTTTTATTAAGCCATCTTTGAAGAAGACAATGCTTGAAGGAATGAAGAACATGGCAATATTGGGAACAGCCTCAGCTCCTGGTTTTATTGGAGGTAAAATGCTTCAAGCCGATCAAGGGGAAAGACTCGAAGCTGGTAAAGAAGAATTGAAAAACCAAGCAATTAATGTAGCGATGATGTCAGGGCTTGGATTGGCTACTCCTTTATTGGGGAGAGGAACTAAGATTGGTTGGAACGAAGCTAAAAACTTCCTAGGAGATTTTAAAAGCCCAGGGATTACAAAATCAGTCCATTTCAAAGTAGATGGAAAATGGACAACTTATGATGCTTTGGTAAAAGGCTTTGAGAAAAGAGCTAAGAAGTTTGTTTATGCCCCTGGCGAACCAGAACAGTTGGCTATGGAGATAGCTCAGAAGTCCGAAGCGGCAGTTTTTGAAAAGACAAACCCTAAAGCGTACAAATCTTTCACTATGAGGAATCTTAGTGGTAAGGGTGGAATGAGTGTTGAAAACACAGCAGGGAGGAAAGTTACACCTCTTACAAAAGAACAAATTACAAGAGATATTATGGATGGGAAGGTTCCTGATGGGAAAATAGAATATCAAACAATGTCTGATGGAAGCAAGAGGACTGTTGTTTCTTCTAAGAGTATGGAGAAACAACTTGAATATCAAAAAGGAAATGATGCGTTTATTAAGAAAAATGCACTAGATAAAGAAAACGATATTATTTTAAATGAAATTTCTAAGTTTAAAAAAGAACTTGGTGTTGATAATATTGGTGTTTCTAAAAGTAATGCCTTCGATATAGAATTTGCTAAATATAGGAAACAAAAGAGCACTAGTTGGTGGGATGAGTCAAAAACTACTAAAAAAATTGATTTGAAAGAATTTATAAATAAATTTAATAAAGCAAAGACTACCCCTAAACCAGTTAAACCTCTCACAGAGCCTCCTGTGAAGCCACAGAGCGTTTCAGAGGGTATATCCAAAGCTAAAGCAGAAGGTAAGAGTTTTGATGAGTTTGTAGAGTCGCAGGGAGAACCAGTGTTTCACGGCTCTGATGTAAAAATTAAAAAATTTGATACTAATATTGGAGGTTTGGGTGAGCATTCACCAGCATTAGGAAGATTGGGGACATTTTTTACAGACGAAGTTTTTAATGCTAAAAATGTTGTTAGAACTAAAACTGACGGGGGAAAAGCAGTGGTCAATAAAGCATACTTAAACTTTAAAAAACCTAAAATTTACGAGGATAAAGGATTCGAGGACGCTTTCACAAGATTGATAAGAGACGTTGAAAAATTTGGGAAAACTACAACAGACCTTCCGCAAAAAGATGGGACGTTTAAATTTGTTACTAACAAGAAACCAGCTGAAGATTTTAAAAAGAAATTATTAGATGAAGGATATGATGGTATTTTTATTAAAGGTGGAAATTCGGCTGACGGGATAAAAGATAATCAATGGATAGCGTTGAAAAATGAAAATATCAAAACCAAATCCCAACTTAAACAACTATGGGATAAGCCTAAAACAATAAAATTAAAGCCTAAGCCAAAGGTTAAGCTAACAAAAGAGCGAGGTTTCGTCACAACAGTTAAGGAATCTCCAAAAACTGCTCCTGAAGTAGCAACTAAACTTAAAGGAAAATACACACCAATTAAAAACAAGCAAACTATTGCTAAAGCTGACACAAAAGTTACTAAGGACTTTGAGGGTGCAGTATCAAGAGCTAAGATAGAAAAGAACATCACAACAGAGATACAAGCTGAATCCCTTACTCTTATAGATAAACTACAACAGAAAGGAAGATTTGAAGATGCAGTTGATATTGTTGAAGCTATGTCTGAAAGAGCAACTAGGGGTGGACAGGCTACTCAAATATTATCAGCTTATAATAAACTCTCCCCAGAGGGTGTTTTAGCCTTTGCACAAAGAGGAGTTACAAAAGCTAAGAAGGTAAGTGAAAGAAAATACGGAAATTTAAAGATAACTCCAACACAAAGCAAGAAAATAGTAGATATGGCTAAAAAGATAAAGACATTGACTGGAGAAGGTAAGGAAATGGCTACTAGAGAGATGCTTGATGAAATTGCAAGAATAGTCCCTACACCTTGGGCTAGAAAAGCAACTACTTTATGGAAAGCTGGACTGCTTACTGGTATTAAGGGAGCTGTTGGTGGAAATACAGTTGGAAACACTGCTATGGGAATGTTGAAGAAACTTTCAGATATTCCAGCTTCAGGGATAGATGCTGCACTTTCTAAGATATTTTTTAAAGGACGAAGGTCAAAAGCGTTTACCCTTGATGGTATTATGTCAGGAGCGTGGGAAGGATTGAAAAAAGGAGGAAGTAATCTAAAAAAAGGAATTGGAGCAGATGATGTTAGTAGTAAATTAGATTATCAAAAAGTTTATTTTAGCAAAAGCCCATTAGGGAAGATCGCACAGAAATACACAGACTCAGTATTCAATTTTTACTCCGCAGCTGACAGACCTTTCTTCCATTCAGCCTTGAAAAATAACTTATATGACTTTGCAAAGGTTGAGGCTAAGAATAAAGGATTGAAGGGTAAAGCTTCTAAGGAATTTGTAGAAAACTTAGTAAAGAATCCAAGAGAAGAGTTTTTAGCTAAAGCTGTTGACGCTGCTGAAGTTGTGGTATTTCAAAATAGAAACCCACTAGGTAAAGGGCTAACAGGCTTTAAAAAGGGAATAAAGTACGGGGAAACTGCTGGTGGAGAAATAATTGCGGAAGGCGTGTTACCTTTTACAGGTGTCCCATCTTCTATTGCTACCGCAGTGCATAATTATTCTCCAACTGGAATACTTCACGAATCTCTTAGGGCTATTATAGAATTGTCAAAGAATAAAACACTCACACAAGCCTCCCAGAGAAAATTATCCGAAGCTTTAGGCAAAGGATTGACTGGGACAGGGATAATAGTGTTAGGTATGAAACTAAAAGAGGGTGGTCTGATGACGCTAGGTTATCCGACTGACCAAGGAGAGAGAACTTTATGGGAGCAGGAAGGTAAGCAAACTTATTCAATCCTTATTGGAGGTAAATGGCGTTCAATGAATTACATGGGACCTATCATGTCTTTATTAGCAATAGGAGGAGAAGTACAAAAGGCGGATGGTACTGGCGTAGAGTCTGTTGGGGCTGGAGTAGCTGGAAGCGGTAAGGCTATAATAGGCTCATCTCCACTATCAGGCTTGCAGTCTTCACTTGATGCTATCACTGACCCTGAAAGATATGGAAAGAATTATTTTAAAAACACAGCGTCTTCTGTTGTCCCGACTATTGTAAAAGATGTTGCTAATGCTGGAGACGACACACAGAGAGAAAGCAACAATGTAAAAGAATCAATACAAAATAGAATCCCTTTGGCTAAGAACAAACTAAACCCCAAAAGAGATATATTCGGTGATGAAGTTAAACGTAAGACTAGCCCAGTTGGAGCTCTTATCGACCCTTTCAAATCTAGCAAAGCCAAGACAACTGATGTAGTAAGTGAATTGAGAAGACTTCAAGATACTGGAGAAGGACCAACACTCTCCAAACCAAAAGCAAAGCAAAGTGTGTTTGGGCAGAAAGTAGAACTAACACCTGAAGAACTAGATAAATTTGAGCAAGAGACTGGAGCACAAATAAAATCAATGGTAGAGGAAACTATAGCTTCTGACGGGTACAAAGGTCTCCCAGATGAAGATAAAAAGGATATTATAAATAAATTAATTAATAGTGTTAGAAAAGACGTTAAAGAGGGGACTGTAACAGGTGGAACATTAAGCGAATTTGATTCAAATAATATTAGTGCTAAGAACAAAATTGAAATACAGAAAAGAGATTTATTAAATTCATACGAAAACTCTATGAAAGTAGAGGGTGGATATATTAGAAAATCAGAATCAGGAGATACTGCGACCTTTATTAGCGAGAATAAATATAATAGTCAATTAAATACAGCCAAACTTACTTCGTATAAGAAAGCTAAGAATATGACTAAGTGGGTTGAAACAGCCGAAAAACAATTTAAAGTATTAGAAAAGATACTTAACGACCCAAACACCGATGAGATAGAAAAAGTAACAACATTGAACAAGATTGACACTTTGATGACCAGTTATAATAAATATGCAGGTTATGGAGGATTTACTAAAGGAAAAGCAGGCAAGAAGGGAAAGACTATTAAATTCAAAGCAGGAACACCACTTAAATTAAAAAAATCTAAAGTTACATTCAAAGCTCCGAAACTACTTAAGATTTCCAAGATAAAGACAGCTCCGTTAAAATTAGGTAAGATAAAAGTAAATAGAAAGAAAGTTAAGATAAACCTTAAATCTAGCAAATCTCCTACGATAGGAAAAAAACTAGCATAAAATCATGACAATAACAGAAGTAATGGCTTCAATTTATCGGAGATTTGAAAAATCATCTGATGAGCCAGACACAACCTCAGAAGACTTTATCGTTCGGTTAGATTATGTAAACCGAGCTATAAGACAATGGGAAAACGAGATGGGAATGGACTGGAAAGAACTTTATAGAACTTTATCAGGTACATTGACTAGCGGAGTTCTCACAGGTTCAACCATAGACGCACTGAAGAGCCCTAGTGGCTTCGTAAGGATAGGAACGGACAGATATGAGTATGTTCGACCTGAGAGGGTAGAGAGAGAGGTTTCGCTTTATTCTTCAAAGAAAATCTACACTATTACAGGAGCAAAGGAAGCAAAATCAATTAATGTTTACCCAGTAGTTTCAGATGACTTCTACTTAGATTATCAGAAATACGCCACAATATATTCAACAGGAGAAGAAACTGGAGAGATTGAAATGAGTAACCCTGAATTTATTATACAGTTTGTTTGTGCTCAGTTATATTTAGACGATGCTAATAACACTCAAGCAGGTGTAGAAATGCAAGGAGCAACAGACGCTATGAACTCAATGAAGTTAAATAACGAGAAACTCCCTTTTTGGCAAGAGGATAACCAAGGATCTAATGAGGGTATTAATTTTGGACAATAATGGATATAAAAATATCACAAAAAGGAAGCGAAAGACCTAAGCCACTAATAATAGTGGACAAATTTGACAAGGGAACTGTTACGCTTTTAGATGAGGCTCGTATTTCTCAAGATATGGCTTCTGAATCTAAGAATCTTATTCAAACTCAAGACGGTCTATGGTCTCAGAGATGGGGCAGAGATTATTACGGTACAACTATTAGTGGAGAAAGTATTATTGATGGAGCAGAGGAATATGTCGTGGATGATTCCACCAGACAGCTTATTGCTATTGGAGGAACAACAGGAAAGATTTTTAAATCAACTGATGGAGTTACTTGGACAGAACTTTCAGGAGCAACAATGACCCCTGGTAAAAAACCATACTTTAAACAGATTCATTCTATAATGTTTATTTCAAACGGAACTGATAACTTAGTTCAGTATGATGGTACAGACCTTGCCACTTATTCAGAATTATCAGCACCAGCTAATGTGGCTCTTACAAGAACAGGATTATCAGCTGGTTCTTACACAATGTATTACAGAATTACAGCTTTAAACGAAGTTGGAGAATCTACTGCTTCGACAGAAGAATCTATAACGGTTGATTCTGTTAGGGATCAATGGGGAGATGGGGATAGTATTGGTATTACTTGGGACGCAGTTGCAGACGCTTCAAGATATCAGATTTATTGGTCAGACGAAGAAGGATATGAGGCTTATATTGATTCAGTCACAACTAATTCTTACAGTGATGATGCTTCAATGCAACAGAATCCTTATGTAGTAGTCCCGAATGACAACACAACCACCGCACCTAAATTTAGACAGATGGAGTTATCCTCAAACAGAATATGGGGAACTGGAGACCTAGAAAATCTTTACCGAGTCCATTTCTCAGGAGTTGGTCAGTTTATGGCTTATTTTAGTGAATGGTATGGTGGAGGGTGGGTAGATTTAGAAAAAGGAGGAAGAGAAATGCCTATTTCAGTTGTTCATTATCGTAATGGTTCTGGAACTTCCGCCGCAACAGTTTTATGCAAATCCCCAGAAGGGGAGGGAACTATTTGGCAGGTTACGTTAGAAAGTGTCACTGTTGGAACGGATTCGTTTACAGTGCCTATACCAGTTAAGATTGTTGGTTCTATCGGAACGGTAGCCCCTAGTGGAGTTGTTAAAGTGGGTAATGACATTATGTTCCCAAACAAGCAAGGAGTTTTCACTCTTTCAAATGCACCTCAACTATTGAATGTTTTAGCCACTAAAGAAAAATCACAATTAATCAGACCATCTTATCGAGGACTTAACCAAGATTTAATTGGAGATTTATGTGGAATATATCATGACGCTAAAGTTTTCTATTCAGGAGCAGTCGGAACAGTAAATGATACTTGTTTTATCTTCGACTATGAAAGACGTAATTGGAACTGGTCTTGGGACTTTGGAGCCAAACAATTTTTCAAATCAACTGATTCAAGTGGATTGACTCATCTTTTATACGTTCCACCAACAGGGGGAAGACTAATAGAAATATCATCTTCTTTCAATTCAGACTTCGGAGAACCAATTAAGACTTCTTACATTTCAGGTTTAATGCCTTTCAATAAAGATGATACAGTTTTTGCAAAGGTGAAAGAGGTTGTTTTAACGATTGGAAGACTGAAAGGAACAATCAAAGTTGAAGTTCTTGGAATAGACGCGAAAAGAGGCTTTTCAACTATCGGAACGAAAGAAGTCTCAGGTAACGCTTCAGCAATATCTTTTGTTGAGAGTATTTTTGGACAATATAGATTTTCAAATAGAGAAGGAACTCCTAAGACTTTTTCTCAAGCTAACACCAAAAAAAGGGTGCGAGTGAATAAAAAGATAAATAGGATTCAACTACATATTTCTTCCACTGCCACAGGGACGGAATACACTATATTAAATTGGCAGGCTAAGGGAAAAGTAATCCCGACATCATTGCCAAATGCGTGGCGCTGATGCTTAGAAAAACTTAGATTTGCTTAGGACTAAGTAAAAAAAGGGCTAGTATAAGCATTAATTATGGCATAAGATTTTTCTAAGCAAATCTAAGCAAACTTATAACAATTAAAGTAATAAAATGGCAGCAGGAATTGACGATAAATTTTTAGAGGCTTCTGCTAACTGGACAGGAGCAATCGGTTCAGGAGGAGTCGCAGACGGAACAGTCACAACCGTTCCGTTGGTATCAGTTACAAACTTACCAACAGACACAGCGGTAGAGGTTATGATTGACCGAGTAGATTCAAACGGAACACTAACCCCAACAAGTATGGAGGTAGTTAAGGGTATTGTTTCTTCAACAAATCTTATCTCTTGCGAGAGAGGAACAGAAGGAACAGCTCAAGCTCATAGTGCAGGAGCAATCGTAGAAGTAATTTTAACAGCAGACCAGTGGAACTTAATGACTGGTGGTATATTGGTGGAGCATGAGCAAGACGGAACTCATGCAACTTCGATAGTGCTTACAAGCCCAGTAATCAGGGAGTACAGTGGTTGGCAAGAAGCTAATGAAACTTGGACTTATGCAAGTGCTACAACCTTTACTATTTCAGGAGACCAGACTTCACTTTTAGCTAAAGGGATAAAACTTAAACTTACAAATAGCACTGTAAAATATTTTTATGTTAAATCATCTTCTTATTCATCACCAGACACAACCGTAACAGTAACTGGTGGTTCTGATTACACTTTGGCTGATACTGATATCACAAGCCCTTTTTACAGTTATGAAGAAAACCCTCAATCATTCCCAAACGGATTTGATTGTGCTAATCGACAACACCTTACTGTTTCAAGCGGAGGGCAGATGGTTTTGAGTGGTTGGGATTTTGTTACTGGAGATGGTTCAAACAAGAGGGAGTTATCAACAGTTGTATTTGAAGAATATTTCGATTCAGTGCCGTTTGTTCTCACCTCAATGGGTTCTTTTAAAAATGGTTCAGACCCAACATCTCTTAATGAATTGAACGAAAGCCTTTCAAATTCTTATGGGGATGTAGCATTTAATTGTTGCTGGGAGGATATAACAGCTTCACAATTCAAGGCGACAGTTTTAAACTCAGGAGTCGCTTGGACTGCAACTCATAGAATAGGTTTTACTTGGCAAGCCACAAACAAAATAGTAGATTAATAAGTTTTGGCTGGAACTCTTCCAGCCTTTACACAGTTGCACAATCAACCCCTGATTTTTTGTGCAACGCTGTAAGGAAATAAATTATGAATAACCAATGGGAAAAAACGCCAGAGGAATTACAAAACGAACTTAATCAGAAAAGTAACTCCGAAACACAAAAACAATCTCTCTTATTAGGAGAGCTTTTGAAAGTGGTCGCTAAAACAATCCAAGAAAACAAAGAAGTTAAAGTTGAGAATATTGGGAGGGAGGTTCTGAATAAAATCTCTATTAACAAGCCTGAATGGTTAAAGGAAACAAACCTCACACCAATAGTAAAAAAACTAGATTATATCGCTTCAGCAGTTATTAGGAAAGAGGTAGTGAAGGAGATTGGAATTAAAAGACCAGATTGGCTAAAAGAACTTATCCCAAAAGAGATTGAGTTCCCAGAACCGAAAGAAGCTGAAAAACTTAGTCCTATTTTAGAAGAAGTCATCAAAGCGATTAAGGAGATAGAAAAGACTAAGACAGTTGAGATTTCAAACGCAATAGAGATTAAAGAGCCTAAATGGTTTAAATTTCCTGACTTTAATGCTCCAATTTTATCTTTATCGAAGTTTTTAGTTGGATTGCAGAAAAAAGTATTTACTGTAAAAGGAAAAGTTGAGATATCAAACCCAGTCAAAGAGGTTACAGTTTTAAACCCCCAGAAAGAGATTAAAATCACTAACTTAAAAGATTTAGAAAAAGATGTTAAATTGATGACAGCCCAACTCCAAGCTTTAGGCAACACAGGAAGCAACGGAGGTGGAAGTGACATCGACACCTCTCCACTGGCTAAGGAAGCCAACCAAGACCCCCTAGCTAAATATAAGTTTGCAGATTTAGATGATGACGCTTCTCCTAATTATTACGGAGCTACTGATTCAGAAGGGAATTGGTATATTTTAAAAGAAGATACTTCTGCTAAAACTTTAAGATACGCAACAGGAGATGAAGACTACGCAACAAACTGGACTGGACGGGTCGGTTTGAGCTATGGATATTTATTTGATGTAACAATATACTAATATGCCTAAAAAATTTAATCCCTTAGTGCCACCTTTCGATTACTACGAAGAATCTAATATACTCCCAGGAACTACCCAAGGGCAGCTTTTTTACTGGGACGATACGCTTAGAAAATTGACACACACAGAAACTTCTGAAATGTTTTGGGATGATACTGGTAAGATATTAACTTTCGGAAATTTCCCAATCACCCCAAGCTCAGCACCAACAACTAATTATCAAGTAGCCAATAAGAAATATGTTGATGATAACGCTGGTGGTGCTCCAGAAGGAATAGTAGTTAAATCCACTGGAGAAGGTGGAGCAATAAAATTTTTAAGAGAGGATGGAGATGGTACTTGTTCTTGGCAAACTCCAGCAGGGAGTGGAGATGTGACTGCAGCTGTTAATTTAACAGATGAAACTTTAGTACAAGGAGACGGTGGGGCTAAGGGAGTTAAAACTTCAACAGTAACAGCACAGAATGTCATAGATAATACAGCAAAATTAACAAACGTATCAACTAATCTATCAGAGGGAACATCCACGACAACTACAGTTGATGTAAATTCAAGCGATGGAACAAATGCCACATTAGTCTCTGCATCAGCCTCAAGAGCAGGAGTATTGACTAAAGATAAATTCGACGAAATAGTATCTAACAATTCTAAGGTATCTGAGTCCACAACAGTAACAGATACAAACACGCTTGATTTGACTCTAAACACTTATAATATTACTGCAGATTTAAAATATGAAGACTCAGCTACTATAGACTTAACTGATTCTGCTTCTGGATTGAAGGCAGAGGTAAGTACTGACTCTATAAATGATACCCATATTGATTGGGGAACTGGGGCAAACCAAGTTTCAGCAGTTGATGTACCGATTGAAGATGTTGCTGAGAATTTCACAGGTATAGAGGTGGAAACAGCCCTAACAGAATTAACTACAAGGGAAGAATGGGAAGCTAATGGATTTGAAGATAGAGATGACTCTACTTTAGCTTGGAATGATGGTACTTACACACTTTCAATTCAACCAACTGCTACGAACTTCACTTATTGGGTGGAGGGCATTAAATATGTTTCAACTGGAGACACTGTGCAAATAGACAACACTAAAGAGGGCATACATGTAATTTATTATGTTGGCGACACTTTGACTTCAATGGCTAACCCAACAGAGGGAGATATTGGTAGTATCATTAGAAGACAGGCAATAGCATGTATTATTTATTGGGACACCTCAACTGCTACAGCAATTTATGTCGGAGAAGAAAGACACGGAAAAGTAATGTCTCCAGAGACTCATGCTTATTTACATTTTTTAGAAGGATTAAGATATGTTTCAGGATTAGGTTTGAATACTTTTAGTGTAGATGGGACAGGTATTACAGTAGATGCTCAGTTTGGGGTTGATTCTGGAGCAGTTTCTGATGAAGATTTATATTTGCCTTCTACTGCTGTTCTACCAACAACTGGTTGTCCTATTTATCATCAAACAGGAACAGGAGAATGGAACAAAACAGTAGTGGCTGGGTTTTCAGTTAGGACTTTTGATAATACTGATGCAACTAGGTTGGCTTGGAACGAATTTACTGGTGGAGCTTGGCAATTAACAGAGGTTGATAATAATGACTTTGTTTTATGCCATATTTTTGCTACCACAGAAAAAGACACCCCGATGATAGCTATTATGGGACAGGCGGAATACAACACAAAAAGATTGGCTAGGCAAGGAGCGTTGACAGAGATTAGAAGCTTAGTTTTAGACGACCTTTTATTCCCAGAAATTAGACCAATAGCTACTATTATTTTTCAAACAAATACTGGTTACGTAAGTACAGTAAATGCTAAGGTAGTTTCAACTGATGAGGGAGATGATTATATAGATTGGAGAAGTGAAACAATTTCAAGAACTGAAGTTTCAACTTCAGACCATGGAGCTTTAACAGGACTTGATGCTGATGACCATACTCAATATTCTCTAGTAGATGGCACTAGAGCATTTACTGGGGTAGTGGGTGGAATAACACCGACTGCTGACGCACATTTATCTACTAAGAAATATGTAGATGACAATGGTGGAGCAAGTCCTCTAACAACCAAAGGAGATTTATTTGGATATTCTACGCTAGACGCTAGACTACCAGTAGGAACTAACGACCAAGTTTTGACTGCTGATTCAGGGGAAACATTAGGTGTAAAATGGGCAGATGCAGGAGGAGCTTCTTATTGGGACAGAGACGCGATAAATGGTTATATCTATCCAGCGACATTAACTGATAATGTAGGTATAGGAATAACAACTCCTGCTCAAAAACTAGATGTCGCAGGTAAGATTGCTCTAAACGGAACACAGGTGGCTTATATGCCAACGGCTTATATTGGTACTCTAATATTAGGAGATGGAGGAGGTAGATTGGACACAGGAGCAAATTATAATACTTTTGTAGGAATAGGAGCAGGGGATAGTAACACCACAGGAGAAAGAAACACTGCTGATGGATATCAATCTCTCTACTCCAACACCACAGGAAGATATAACACTGCTAATGGAATGTATTCTCTCCGCTCCAACACCACAGGAGAAAGAAACACTGCTAATGGAAATAATTCTCTCTACTCCAACACCACAGGAAGATATAACACTGCTAATGGATATGATTCTCTCCGCTCCAACACCACAGGAACAAGAAACACTGCTAATGGAGCGTATTCTCTCCGCTCCAACACCACAGGAAGCTATAACACTGCTAATGGAGCGTATTCTCTCTACTTCAACACTACAGGAATCCAAAACACTGCTAATGGATATGCTTCTCTCTACTCCAACACCACAGGAAACTATAACTTTGGTTTAGGCTTTAATGCTGGTCGTTTCATCGCAGACGGAGTAACAGCTAATGAAACAGGAACATATAATACTTTTATCGGCACAAACACAAAAGCTCTTGCAGACGGAGATACAAATGAAACAGTGATTGGAAATAGTGCAGTAGGAATTGGTTCAAATTCCGTTGTGCTAGGGAATGATGATATTATAACAACTCTATTAAAAGGAGATGTTTCCACTCTCGGAACAATAAAAGGCGGAGGGTTTGAATCATCAGATGGAAGTGCAGGGATAACAACAAGTTTCACAAATGGAGATGGCAACACAGTCACAGTAAAAAATGGTTTAATAACAGATATAAGCTAATTAAATAATATAAAAATATGGCAATTTACAGTTTAGAAAATGAAACATCAACACTTGACGATAATGTCAGGATTAAAAAAGTAGAAACAAAAGAGGTCGAGAGTTTTGTTTCAGTTGCAGATTTAAAACAAAGACACACGCAACTACTTGAAGAGATTGAAAGGCTTAAAAAGGAAGCCGATTTAATGGTAGATGAAATTCAAGAGATTAATGATGACGAGGGAATTGCTCTTACTATAAAAGACATCCCAACAAAGTTAATTCTAATAGCAACTAAATAATATGTACAAAGTAAAAAAAGAAGTCATCGAGAAAGTATTAAACTACCTAGCAGGAAAACCTTTTATCGAAGTCCAACAACTAATCGGAGAACTTCAAAAGGCAGAAGAAATAAAAGAAGAAAAAAGTAAATAATTAATTTAAATATATGAAAAGAAAAACAGAAGCACAAAGAAAAGCTACACACGCTAAAAAATACGGGAAGAGTAGTCCTCTTCCTAAAAGAAAATATAAAAATCGTAAATAAGATGGAACGTAAAAATGAGCAAGTAATAATAGAAAGAATTGCAAATCTTTCAAAACTTGTTACTGACCAACATAAAGATAATAAAGAAGAACATAAAGCTATTATCGCAAGACAAGACAAAACTAATGGGAAGGTAAAAAGAGGCGAACTATGGCGACATAGTATGGTTGCTATGGGAGTGGTTATTACAAGCACAGTTATTCCTCTAGTTCTTTATATAGCTTGGGATGCTAAGAACGATATTGAAGATTGTGGATTCAAGCAGGCAATAACAACTGAAGCTATCAATGAATTAGTTTTAAAGGTTGACAAAATTGATTAGAAGTATATAATATATGTATATGGAGAATAAAATAGAAAAATTAATAGTAGAGATAAAAAGATAAACATCCTTTCGGGTGTTTTTTGTTTAAACAGTTCTTTGAAATAGGTGAAGATATGCGATGCAATAAATGTTTTAAAAAGACATACGTTATTTATTTAACTGACAGAGGAAAACTCTGCCCTAAATGTGAAGACGAAAGGAGAAGACATGAAAATGCTAAAAGACGCTACCCTGTTTATAATCATAACATTGGGCTTTGCAACATTTAAAGTAGTGAAAGGAGTTAGCACTTTAATGAAACCCAAAGTTTATGAATGTTCTAATTGTCACGAACCAATTATCAGAGGTTCTGGTGTTAGAATCGGAAAGAATACGATTTGTATTTCGTGCTTTAACCAAATAAATACCCCACACGTTCCGTTATTTTTAAGAAAAATGGCTGACTAAGGAGGTTCAAATGGCTAGAAAACCGAAATACACTAAAAGATGTCCAAAATGCGGAGAGTATAGAAAACTGACACGCCACCATTACTTTCCTGTTCGTTGGTTCGGACGAGGAAAGCAGAACAACCACATTTTATTGATATGTAGAGAATGACATTCACTTTTAGAAAGGAGGATTCCTTTCAAAGAAATGCCTAGAGTTTTTTACAATCAAGTGGTCAATGATTTTTTAGGGAGGGCTTATGTATAAGATATGCAGTTGTGGGGAGAAACTCTGGTTAGCTCAAAACAACGGGCTATTTTATTGGGTATGTTCCTGTGGTAAACGTGAATCATTTTAAGGAGAGGCTATGAAAAAGATAGGAAAACGATGTCCTACATGTGGCGGGTTAATGTATGAAAGTGTCGGTAACGATTCAAATGATTATTACGTCTGCTCAGTTTGCCAAACAAAAGTGCGTATCTTTCACGAGAGAATAAAACCATCTCACCAAAAAATCGACATCGATAATCGTTTTAATCACGATATTGATACAACTGGTTGTTCATAGAATCTATGTACACCAAAAAACTGGCAGGAATAATCTTCCTGCCTATCTCGATGGCACGCTGTCTTTCCCCCTAAGCAGACTGCCATCGAAATGGGATAACCAATTAATTTAATAATATGTCAGACAAGTACAAAGTCGAAACACTAGACGAAACTTATTTCGTTAAAGCAGACTCAAGCAACAAAGCGAGAAAAGAAGTTTTCAAAAAAGAAGGCATTACTATGGTGAAAGAAGAGTTTGAAACAGATGACTCTACTGGAGATTGGATTTATCTAGAACAAGATGACCCTGATTGGAAAGATGTTAAAATTGGAAACACTACTATCGGGA